CAGGGATGATCCCTGGGAATCTCAGCACTAGTTTGCGCTTGCGAGCGCTTTCTAGCTTGATTTACTTGCATGGTTTTAAGCTATGCTCTTTGAATTGGTTTACCTATTTATGTTCTATGGTATTACTATAGTTTTCGTATGATATGAATGGTTGTAACCACATGTTATGCCCTAAATAAGTACAATGCTGTCACATTTTTCTACGTTAAATTTAGTTCTTCAGATTTCAAACGTTGCTGAAGACACACAACCGAGTTTATGCATACTCATTAAACAATGCATGTTCTCCCTTAATTGATCCGGAGATTGGTAGGATAGTGTGGTCCTACTCTTTAAACACTGTAAGAACGGCAACAGTACACAATATGTTACATTATCATTAGGTCAGATAAACCGAGTTGATTGAAGCAGATATACTTCTGTGAAACCCACTATGATATATGTAGTGGTCATGTCTTATTGAAGACACAGGCGTTGGTAATGGACGTGCCAAAAACAACAGCCTACTATAAATAGTTGTTCGAACGTCATAAATAATGTTCTCGGAAGAGACATTGGGTCGTGCACTCTACGGTGCTCGACCTGCGTATTCGGTACGCGAAATGAAGTCCGATTCGTTCGGCGAGGCTGAGCTCTTGAGCTCGGGGATTAGCCTTAACCCCACTTCTGCCGCAAGGTTAATGGACATTTTTGATCCAACCCAATACGGCACTCTTCCTGTGGAGACACCAGAATCACAGGACGCACACTCAGCGATACAGGTTTTCGAATCATTGTCCCTCGAGGAGAAAATTTTCTACCTCGGTGGAAGCGGTTACACGCCACAATCATTGCGATCATTGCCCCTTATTAGGGATTTTTACAATAAATTGACCGCAGATTTTACTAAAACCGCCATCTCAAGACTAGAGGGTTTGGCAGCCCTCTATGTAGTTCTAAGCGAAGTACGTAGTTCAGCAGGATTTCTTGCGGCTTTGACTATGTATGCTCAGACCTACAACGCCCAGTCTGTGATTGCACAGATGGGAGTAATTGTAGACAAATTGTTTACAGGAGGCTTCTCACCACAAGCGGAATTGCCGACGTGGCTAAAGAAAATGAAGGAAGGACTGTATAATTGGAAACTCTTAGTTAACAACCCAGCCTTTGAACACATATCCAAAGTTTTATCATTATTGGTAACAATTGGTATTATGGAGGATAAGACTGTGTCATTGGGTAACTTTGAGATCTTTGCCATAGAGGCTAAGAAAAAACAGTGTAACGCAGTAGAGCTTATGGATGCTATTGTCGAGACTGTAGTTTTCTTTGCTGAGGGAGGCTATTTGTGTTTTGTATCGGGCTCCTTGCATCCTCTTCTTTTCTCTACACCAAAACTAGTGGAGTTAGAAGAGCGTTATGTTAGGAAATTAGCAGAATGGGAGCACTCACGTAATGGAAACTTATCACGATTCTTGGGAACAACTGAAAATCAATTTGACAAGGAATTGACAGATTTGATCGAAGAGTTCCGCCAATTGTATAAGACCACCGTGAACGGAACAGAAAAGAAGATAGTACAGCAGAAATGGGAGGAGTTGACCAAAATTCACACGGAATTTTCTGCTATTCGAGTTTCGGGAGGACTGAGGAAATCACCTGCAACAGTTAAGATACATGGGTTTTCAGGTGTTGGTAAGTCCACATTTGCTGAGATTGTGATGAGCGCAATGCTCAAAGCTATGGGTGTTCCCTGTACTCCGCAGTATATATGTACTTTGAATGAGAAAGATAAGTACATGTCCAATTATCGTTCCTATGTAACTGGAGTTAAAATAGATGACTACGGTAACACTAAAAAGGAATATTGGGAGATCGCACCTTCAGACACTATTGTGAAAATTGTCAATAACATTAGGGAGTATGCCATTATGGCGGATCTCGCTAACAAAGGTAAGATCTCGATCGAACCTAGCGTTATGACTATTACCACGAACGTGAAGACTTTGCACGCTGGATTGACATCTTATAACGCCATGTCTGTACTTAGGCGTTGCCATATCCATGTGGATTTGAGGGTCAAGAAGGAATTTGAGACCGATAACAAGTTGGATTCCGCTAAGGTGATTAAGAAGTTTGGAACTCTTAACTCTTTGAATGACATTTGGGATATTAATGTTGAGAAGCCAATTGGTGCCGGTAAGGACGGTCAGGACTTTGGTCATTTTGAAGTTATCCATAGGGATATGTCTATTACTGATTTTGTCAATTACGCTGTTGAGTTCGCTCAGAAGCATATGGCAGAACAACAGACAATTGTTGATTCTTTTTCGGATGCTTCAGACATTGTACATATTTGCAGTGAATGCAACAAGTGTGTTGAAACTTGTGAATGCTGCATGGATGATATTCCTGATTTGGTACTGGAGTCAGATGATGATGAGGACGAGGTAGAGGTTGACACCTCTGCAATGACCCCAGATGAGAAGTTGCAGCATGAAATGGCAGTTGCTCGTAAGAACATTGCCAAGTTGAGAGCTGTAAAGACCAAGTTCGAGTCTGCAATTAAGGCTAGGAACGCTATCCATGATAAGGACTCTAAGGCTCGTAGTCTCCTTCTTAAACTTAAACGAGAAGAGACTGCCCTTCGAGAATGGAATTTGCAGGCTAGAACAAAGTTTGGTGTCCGTAAAGTCGTTGGCGGCGAAATTGGTGGTGACACTAGCGATTTGATTAGCGTTGCTTCCGATTACCAACCGCACTTTGGAGATAGATTGGCTCGACAGTTGAAGAATAAGGCTGGCAAATACAAGCACAAGATCCAGACTACTCAGCTTGTTTATGAGTCTAGAGTGGAGGATATGGCTATTGATGCTGTGTTAGCACAACTTAAACTTTATGAAGAGTCACCTTTCTCATGTTGGACGAATTGGATTCCAGAACAGTGGATGGATAATGATTGGATTAAGGCCACCATCATGACTATGGGCGAAGATATTATTGGAACCGATGTGAAAGATTATATAAAACTAGCCCTAGCCGGCAATTTCTTTGTTTCACTACCACTACTTTTCACAATAGGGGTATTACCAACTGCTATATTATTATGTTGTAGCGCAATTTATTTCAGTTTTACTTTTGCTACAGTAGTTGAGACGAAGAAAACGGCATACTTGGAACGCTTGAAAGAGGATCGTGAAGCCTTACCAGCGTGCTTTAAGTCGATGCGTGATGAACACGTTAAGTACGCGTGTGGTCTCTTTGCGGGTCTAGCAGTTCTTTATGGAGCTGTTAAGACTTACAAAGCTTTGAGAGCGAATATGTCTGTGCAAGGTTGTTTGCAACCGCGCACAGTAGCTGAAATTCAAGCGCGTGATGCTGAGGAGTGTATTTGGGCAAAACCTGAGATCAAACCCTTGGATAATAAGGGAAGTTTCGTGAATCAAGATTTTGCATGGAATGCTCTGCGCAATCATCTTTTTATTTATGAGATTGATGGTGACACCTGTTTGGCTTTCTACTATTGTACCAAGTATTTTGTGGTCCCATATCACACAATGCCCGAGGAACCCACTAAAGCAACACTAAGGGGTCCTGGCGGGACTCTCAATTTCATTTTAGACCCAACTATGGCTTATAGGATACCAGGAAAGGACTTAGCTATGATTTATGTCGGGTCCGGTGGACCAACTAATCATATGGGAAAGCATTTTGAGGAAGACCATATTAGGCACCCTATCACAGTTGCTATTCATGGATTTCAGGGTAAAGGACATGTTACGGACATTGGTTGGTGGAATCATGTTAGTGATGCTAGCAATGGCCCGTACACTTTCCCTGGATCGTACTACACTTTGCGGAATACAACCACAAAACCGGGGATGTGCATGTTCCCTTTGGTGAGTGATACTATCGAGAAGAAAATTGTGGGCTTCCACATTGGTGGTCGAAACGGAACTAGAGATGGGGTTGGAGTCGCTATTACTTCCCCTGAATTAGACCGTGCTGTGATTGAGGTCACAGCACTAAGTCCAACGCATATTCCCCCTCCCATAACCAAGGACATAGAGGAAACTATATTAGGAAAACACTTTGCCATTTCTAATAATGTGCACTATAAATGTGGAACTAATTTCTTGCCTGAGGACGCTACACTGACTGTATATGGCTCTGTTACTGGGCGGTCTACGATGCATTCTGATGTCGTGCCTACGCCTATTTCTGATACAGTTGCCAAGGTAACTGGTGTACCCAATACATGGAGTGGTCCTGCTTTCAAGCAACCATTTGTCAATGAGAAGGGTCACACTGATAGTGGCACGTGGATCCCTTGGTATGAGACGTTGAAGCATGCAGCTCGGCCCTCACCTGGGCTACCGCAATCTGCATTGAACTTTGCGATGGAGGACTATCTTTCAGGTCTTCGCGAGGTTTTTGATGCTAATGCATCATATTGGACAAACCAATTAGCCCCTCTTACAGACCAGGAAACTATATCTGGTCGAGACGGTGAAAGATTTATAGATGCTATGGTTTCAAGCACATCTATTGGTTATCCTATTGGAGGCCCTAAGTCTAAGTACTTGGAAGAGCTAGAACCTACTGAGGATCATGCTTGTCCAAAGCAGTTCACACCTGAAGTCCAAGCGTACATCTATAAGGTATTGACGCAAGCAGATGCCAATGAGTCATTGAATCTCATATTTGGAGCGAACTTAAAGGATGAGCCTAGGAAAGTCAATGAGACTAAGGTAAGAGTCTTCGAGGGAGCACCTCTTGTACTCCAATTTATCATTAGGAAATACTTCCTTCCGATAGCTAGATTCCTATCTGTGAACCCATTGATTGCGGAAACGGCTGTAGGTATCAATGCTCACGGTCCTGAGTGGCATGAATTAACGGAGTTCATTGCGAAATTTGGCGACGATAAAATTGTAGCTGGCGACTATAAGAAGTATGATGTGCGTATGCCAGCACAACTCACCCTCTCTGCATTTGCAGTGATGATGAAGATTGCTAGTTGGTCCGGTAGGTACTCGAATGCAGACTTACAACGTATGCGAGTAATCGTGCACGAGGTTTGTACTCCATTGATTGCCTATAATGGAACATTAGTGCGTTTCCATGGCACTAATCCTTCGGGGCAGAATATGACAGTCTACATTAATAGTATTGTAAATTCTCTTCTATTTAGATATTGCTTCTTCAAGGTGTATCCACCAGAAGACCTAGGTGAACTAGGTGAGAAGGTGGGATTAAATAGACCAGCACGATTTAGAGATGTCATGTCCCTCATTACATATGGGGATGATGCGGCGTGCGGCACGGACAAAAACTGCGATAAATTTAACCACGTAGTTATGGCTAGTATCCTTCGGGAAATTGA